TCCATTTCCTAAGTATTAGGCTTGCAGTACAGCCGGTATCAAAGATACAGTTCTAGTCGGATCATAAACAAGAGCACCAAGAGTTGCCATCTTGTGTACTTCTGCACTATCCTCATCATGCGACATGTAAGGATTGTCATTAGTACCATTGAAAGGATTTCTCAATCCCCACAAATAACCCCTAGACTCCGGTTTGTTTCTAGCCTCTACCTTGCAGATATTCTGCTCTTTCGATGTACCAATATCCCAAATATCAAATCTACTAGACTGAGCAGGCTTACCATCCAAAAGAATTTTGTTTCTTACTCTGTCATCATACATCGGGTCTACATCTACCTTAACGGTAATACCGTTAGGAGCCATCCACTCAGTGAACTGATAACCAGCCTTAAGTGCATTTCTATGCAGAGGCGAAGATGTTTTCGAGATAGCACCAATACCATCAGCATTGATGGTCATCATATTAAGCCATCCGCTAGTCTCATCCTTAACAGCCTTATGGAACTTGATAGCACCCTGCTGACCAGTCTTGAGAACAAAGGTTCTCTCACCAAAGCCAAGCTTATTTTCTGTCAGGTCATAGAGAACATCCTCTACAATACCCAACGAGAAATGATTATAATACTGAGTATTTGCTACTTCCAACTGAGGATAAATACCATCACCAATCTTCAGTACCTCACCGGAGAAGTCAAAGCCAATGTATTCACCATTGCTATTTCTATTGCTTCTTGCATAAGCAAGCAGGTTAGCTTTGTACTCACTCCAAGTCTTCTCAATCTCCCAATCCTCAATGTGCATCCAAGCAGTAGAGGTGGTAAGTTTTCCATCAGAGTTAACCATCGGGATTGCCATAGCAATCTTCTCATCAAACAAGTCACCAGACAGTTTGTCAGTAATTCTGATAGTAGAAAACTCATTTCTCATAGAAGCAGGTGTGGTATGTCTTACACCACCGACTTTTCTAGACAGACCTCTAGAAACAGGTGCAAACTCATACGAGAATTTCTTACCAGGGAGCAGCTCCTCAACAGGAATACCTTTCATGTTAGTACCACTCATCTCTACTGTATAAACAGCATCAGTTCCTTCAAATTTAGCATCATCAAGAACTCTGATAGGATAAGCTTCATTCAGCTCACCTACGATAATCTCACCTTTGAAGAACCAAGGTTTCTCAAAGACAAGTTCAAATGTTGCTCTACCTGCACCCACCATACCAGTCGAAGCGGCTGTGATAGGATTGCCACCTTCATCTCTTGCTTCTTTAAGGGCAACATTGCTTCTTGCACTACCAATCAAATCCCATGTATAGTCGTTATCTGTCTCAAAAGTCTTAGTACCAAACTGGGACAAGAAAATATCCAAGTTCTTACCATAATTGACAGCCAACAGTTCAATCAAATGCGGACTTGCTTGCTGTGGTGCTCTTTGCAACATTGAACCCAAGTGGTTAGCTTTTGTAATGGTCGAAGCCCAACCTCTAAAAGCCATTGCTTGAAATTGTTGTAATTTACCAGCCATAAATAGTTCTATTTATAATTGTTAATTGTATATTATTTCCATGAGCTAGGCGGGGCAAATTGCAAACCATTAAACGAAGAATTCGCGTCAGAACTTCTCATATTTATAATTCCTGCCGGTGTTCTCTGTGTATTATTTACAACTGCCTCTAAATCTTGCATTGCCTTCTTCTTCTCTTTCTTTACAGTTTGTTTAAGGACATTACCCATTTTAGTAAATCCATCTGTCATTGTAAAGAGCAATGCTACCTTCATCTGGAAATCTGTAGGATTTTCTGCAATATACTTTTGTATAGCAGACTGGTAAACACCTTGTTCATTTCTATGAGTAGGTTTCATCCAGTTGTCAAAGGCAAGTTGTCTTGTCTTATCATCCACCTCAATATCTCCCAGAATCTTAGGCTCTTTTAAGAGAGTATTTTTAAACTTTTTGATGTCATCTTCCTGACGCTTTTTAGCTTCTTGTGCAGCGCGCTTACCTTCTTCAATCTGCTTATTATAT